AAGGGATACAACAAATAAATATAAACCCTTACGGAAAGAGGTTGAATGATGAAAATAAAGGAATTAGTAATTGACTTTGTAAAGGCTTATCTCTGTGACGAACTTAGGGAATATACAGTGCGTGAAACATTAGAGTTATTGTTTGATGAACTGGACATGGTCAAACAATATGAGATTGTTAAAAGATATTACTATAATATCGCAGATGAAAACAAATCAAGTTTCGCAAACAAATCCAGAGACGAACAAATTGACCAATTACTTGATGATTATGCCCGTGCAATCTGGGATAGCTTAACAAACTACGAGGTTGGGGAACTGCTAACAGGTACAGACGAACAAGTCATTGACTTTTTCTTTTATCTGTAATTTAAAATAACACTTGCATTTCTCTTTACAATATAGTATAATACTTATTGTAAAGAGATTTACAAAATAAAGAAATGAGGTATAAATTTAAATGAGTATTTACGAAAAATTAGAACGCGTGCCACTTGACAAATTTAATAAGTCAGATTTACTGGAGTTGTTAACAAGTAGCATCAAGACATTAAGCGAAAAAGAAGCATTACTGTTATCAGACAATCCTAACTTGTTTTGGTTTGAAATATATAATGACGAGTATAGAAATTGTGAAGTTATATCGGTAGAATTACAGTATAAAGGCAACCGTTATAAAGGAATTTTTCAGATTGCTAATTGAGAGGGTTAAAAATGAAACTAAAAAACGAGGTTACGAGTTTGCCTCAATTAAAAAACATCTTATTAACGCGTACCGCTTTTAATGATAAAACGTTAGTTAAGTGTACGCTATTAAAGAGGCAGAAAACGGCTTACAAGCTGGTATTTAAAATCAGATTTAAGCACGGCATAAACGAGAACAATACAAGTATTATTTACTATGTATTTGAGAGTGACGAACCGCTGACAGATTACGACATAGGTAATACTTACATTGCTTTGATAGAACTGTTTAATGATATACCGTGTACAAGTACCATATTTACACTTGATTACGGATATGCAAGTGTTGTAGATACTGAAAACTTAACAGAAACAGAACTTAAAATATTACGAACTACTATTTATTATAAGTGCATTATATATCATGTTTTACTACAAGCAAGTACTTATATGGACGGTGGCAAGGAATTATTAAATTTTATTATTGATTATATGGAGGATATACAGAAATGAACACAACAATATTATTAGGAAGATTAACCGCAGAACCTGAGAACATCAAGGGTGGGGCAAGGTTTAACATCGCAGTAGATAATGGACAGGACAAGAACGGCAACGCCTTAACAACGTTTTTACAGATTACAGTGTTCGGAAAGCTGGCAGATTTTGTAATGAAATGGTGTCAAAAAGGAAAAAGATACCTGGTTACAGCACATATTATAAATAACAATTACGAGAAAAACGGGCAAAAAGTTTATTCACTAACACTGATTGCGGATAGAGTAGAGTTTGCGGACGGTAAAGACGCAACACCACCGAACGGGCAGAACTGGCAGCCTGCACCACCGAACGGGCAGAACTGGCAGCCTGCACCACCGAACGGGCAGAACTGGCAGCCTGTAAATAATACTGAATTACCATTTAATTAAAAAGGAGGTTAAGGGCTTAAATTTAAAGCCCTTTTTGAATATATGCAGAAAGTAAATTATAATAAGTCATTGGGTAGTAAGTTAAAAGTTACAAATATACCGTCTGTAAAACTACCTAATTGGGCAAGTCGTATATTAAAAGAAACTGTAACCGATAAAGGCTATACTTTGGAGGGGCAGACAATAGCAAACGGGCGTATATTGAACAAGGGTTTTAAGTTACTTGACCAATCACAATTTTATTTACGCGAACGAACTAATAAATACGAAAAAGAAATAAAACAGTCGCAAGCAATTTTAAAGCGTAAAAATTTAAAAGCTGAGACTATAAAAAAGCATCAAAAAAGGATACAGGACAGACAGAAAAAAATTGCAAGGATTGAGGAAACACGAAAAAAGAGAAGTGAACAAGCAAAAATGAAAGCTCAAAAAATCGCGAAACAAGCTCAATTAAAAATGCTAGAGATAAATCAGCAAAAAGGCATAAGTATAGATACTGGTTACTTAGATGATGTTTTAACAGACATAACAGAAATAGACAATGATATTTTGATGAACAACGAAAATATAAATAATTTTATTATTAAGTTGGAGCAAAATATATCTATTATGTTTGGGGACTCTCAAGGTGTCAAATTGCGACAAAGTAAACTTTGTACAGATTTAATAAAACGATTAAAGGGCTTGCAAAATAAATTAACAAGTGATAAAATAGATATTGTGATAGATAAGTGCATGGACGTGCTGGATAGATGGTATAATAAATACTTTGCAAATCACGGCTACAATACGCAAGGACAATTTATCATTGCACAACTTAGTAAAGGCTTTAAAAATAATGAACTTATCAATGAGTTATTAGAGGTAGTAAATAATGAAATATAATAATGAAAAAGTAATAAAGCAAATACTAAAGCGTAAAGAAAAACGTGACTATATAGACAGTAAAAAGACATCTGATAATACAGTCGCAAAGCGTTACGCTAAAAAGAAAAAAGAAAAAAAGAAAAAATTAGAGGTTGTTATTACGGCAGATTGTGAAACATATACAAAATCAAGTGACTATACATATATATGGTCGCTTGCATGGTATGACGGTAAAAATGTATATGTATCCGCAGACGAACAAGACGAACACGTAAATATTGCGTTTGGTGGATACTATATGAAACATTTTGATAATTTTTTGCTTTATCTGCTAGAGCATTATGACGGTAAAAAAGTAAAAATCAAATGTTACTTTCATAATTTAAAATTTGACTTTGAATTTTTCCGCAGATACTTAATTGAAAATATACAATTACAGGATGTTACAGGCATCAAGCCGAAAGATTTTAAAGCCTGTGACAATGCTATAATGTATCTTATAAATGACATGGGGGGTATTTATAGTGTAACAATTAAGATAAATGGCTTACTTATCAAATTTGTTGACTCTTTTAAGTTATTACCGTTCAACCTTGCAAAGCTCACGAAAGAATTTAAAGTAACAGCCGAAAAAGAAAAATATAATATTGTAGATGATTGTTTTTTAACATCTGATAATGCAAAATATATAGAAAATGACGTAAAAGGATTATACGAGGTTATTAAGATTTTTCGAGATATAACAAAATCCACAAAGGATACTATCGCAAGTTGTGCATATGAAAATTTTTGGGAACATTTTGCAAAAATCCCGAAAAATCTTAATTATAAAGAAGCTAAAGAGTACAGTACCGCAGTAAAGGAAAAATTTTTTCCAACTTTAAGCCTTGACGAGGATAATTTTTTTCGCAAAGCTTACAAGGGTGCTTTTTGCTATGTAAATGAAAAAATAAAAGGTAAGGTAATAAAGGCGGACGGGGATGTATACGATGTAAACTCATTATATCCATATATCATGGACAGCAAAAAATTATTACCCGTTGGGCGACCCTCCAAAACTATATTACCTAATTGGAAAAAACATTTAACCTTTTATCATTTGAATGTAAAAGCAATTATAAAACCAAACCGCGTGCCGAGTGTTTTTGCTAAAGGGTTTTTAGCTGTAAAAACTAAAGCTTTATATATGCATGACATAGACACATACAAAGACGGAAAAACATTTGTATTCACAGAGTGCGACTTAAGATTATTATATGAGTGCTACGCGGTGGAACAAATAGATATTATAGAACAATATTATTTTGATGCAGTAGAAGCGCATACTTTGTTTGGTGATTATATACAATATTTTAAAAAAATGAAGATAGAACATAGCAAAGAAAAAGACGCGTTTTATTTTATCGCCAAACTTTTTCAAAACTCACTATATGGCAAGTTCGGGGCCTCGTATTATTTTTCTACATTAAAATATAATGTAGATAAAGATGACGTAAAAATTTATATTGAAGATGTTACAGATAGAGAAAACAACGAACCGACAGAACAAACATATGTACCGCTTGCGGCGTACATCACGGCGCATGCAAGGGAATATATTATAAATTTGATATTAAAAAATCCCGAAGCATTTTTGTATTGTGATACTGATAGTATACATATGTTTCACGTGGAACATAACCACTTGCCTGTACACGATAGTACGTATGGTTATCTTAAAAATGAATTTTGTTTTAATCAAGCCATTTATGTAAGACAAAAAACATATATTGAAATCGGTCACGAACCGAACAAAGCTGAAATAAAATGTTCAGTAGGGTTTTGCGGCCTCACTGGAGATGCACAAAAAGTATTAGCTGATAAGATTTTAAAGGGTGAAATACAAATGTCGGACATTACTAATAATTTTAAGATTGACGGCAAACGCCAGCTAAAAAGGGTTAGAGGTGGTTATATTATTACAAATTCAACTTTTATATTAAAGAGTTCTTAAGGATTTTGTAAGAAAATAACTATTGACACACTATATATAATTTGTTATGATATACGCGTAGACAGTGAGGAACTGAGAGACGGGCGACTATCTACAAGTCATAACCCGTCTCATATATTAGCTAAACTGTTTATAATAATAAGAACTAAACGAGGTGCAAAATTGGATTGTATGGAATTTGTTCTCTCAAAGTGTTCTAAGGTGGAACAAAAAGAGATTGAACGACTTTTAACTAGCAAAACAGAATGGACAGACAAAAACGAGCTTGTTTTAGGCGAAACGTATATATTTGTTGTCGGGTTTCATATTGGGTTTGGAAAGTTAAACGGCGAACATAACCTTGAAACTTTAGAGTATAACGAGGGCAAAGAGTTGTGTAGGTTGTTATCAATATTTGATGATAACGTAAAAATTTTATTTAAAAAGGAGGACGCAAGTAAGCTATGGGCAAAATAACAGATGTTATAATGGGTTTGTTTAACTCAGATAAAGTTATCATCACCGACAGCGGACAAAAAGTTGTCGGTCTAGAACCCATTTTAGAAGAGGTTAAGGGGTTAGACGTTATAGACGTTGATACAGGCGAGGCAGACGTTGACACGGTAGAAACAAATGTAACAGAGGATACAGACAGTACAGAACTACCGCAGTACGCGGACTATAACGCGTATGTAGAAATGAATAACATTGTTTCGGCACTTGAAACAAGACTTGCAAAGCTTGAAAGCTTGATTGACGTTGCGGACAATTTGGCAGGCGAAAAAACAGAGGTAACGGAATTATGGTAAAATCATGTACAATTTGGAATGACAATCAGTGTGCGGACAATTACCGTTTAGGCTTTGATTTTGAAAATGACAAAAAGCCTGATAAAATTGTATTAAGTAATAGGGACGATGACCGCGGATATGATAATCCAGTTCGCTGGGAATTTGAAATCGTGGACAAAAAGTATATAGATGATGCGGACGCTAATTTGCAAAGACAGATTACAGAGAACGCAACGCGTATAGCCGACCACGAAACGCGTATCACAAACAACGAACACACATTAGCCGACCACGAAACGCGTATCGCAAATAATACAAGCAACATTACGGCTAATCAAAATCAGATTATGAGCGTACAGGGTGCAGTTGCAAGTCTTGACAGTCAAGTCGTAAACAACACAAATAGTATAAGTAATAATGATAGTAGAATTACAGCATTGGAGAGTAGGCCAACCCCTCATTATGCATATCTTGATAGGTCTTATATTAGTGAAAACGGGCCTGATTGGGCTTATGTGCATAGTTATATAAGCTTTTTATCAGCCGAACACGTAACAATAACAGCTGAAATTGACTATCAATGTCTTAATGATTTGATGTTAAATATACCATTTGAATCCATTAGCCCGTTCGATTGGGACGCGGGAACATCACCAACTACTCACGGTACAATGACATATGCGTATGAGGGTAAAGCACCTGATTACACACATTTTGATAAACATATCGTAGGTTGGGTAAATAAAATAGGTCCAGCTGGAAATGAGTTTGGCACATTAACAACTAATGATATAAATGTTGTAGCAAGTACATACTCTTATACAATCGGCGGGTCGCCTGTTATGGCTGTACCGTCCGTGCAAATCAATACAATGGTAGGGAGTAAACAGACTGGGCGATTTGTGATAAATTTTAACTTTGATTTAGTTGTGAGACATTAAGTTTCACGTAAAACATTTGGAGGATAGATATTTTATGAAATATACAGACAGACAGGCGGTTAGAACCGCATTTGAAAACATTATAAACGATGGTCGTAAGGCCCGCAAAGCACCATTGATGAAATTAGGTGAGCACACTGAACCGTCAACGGCACTCGAACATATGAGCGATGCAGATATTAAGTCACTGGACGTGCTGGGAGCTTATAAGGGTGTATCAGCTAATAGTTACGTTGTTAAGATGTCAATGTTATGGAGTTCGATTTTTTGGAAAATCGGCGAACAAATATTGATAGTTGGAAATTACGTGACACCGTTTCAGTCCTATTTTAAGGAAATCCCAGTCGGTGGCGACATAGAAGAGCAAGCATTGCGTATAAAGTCAGCGATAGACAGAAACACCCTTGCAAATTCTGCTATCTTAAATAATTATGTTACACAGCGTGACAACTTTTTGCATAGAATCAGACAGCAAGTTGTATTCAGTGCGACATACAACCAGGCAGAAATTATAAACATTTCGGCAACATGGGACAATATAGCAAATTCAATCAATGCCGAGCTTGAAAACATCATCAAGTCCGCAAGTATCTTTTTGAATGACCTTGCAATATCCGCATTTTCAAATCAGTATTTGAACGGTGGAATGGATGCAATAACAATCAATCCAATCACAAACCAGGCCACGGCCGAGGACGCGGCAGTTGCAATAAATACATTGATTGATAGAATGAGGATTGCGGCAACAACCGATTTTATACCTTTTAACCTCAACAACAACAACCCATCGAGGGACATTAAGGACATCGCAGTATCTGATATGCTTTTAGTATGTACCCCTGATTTGTATAACAACGTCAATTTTAGAACTGCCCTGAATACTTATTTTGGCGGAAAGTTTAATAATGATAAGTATGCTTTTAATGTCATATTAGTTGATAAATTCAATACTGTTATTGACAATAAGACAAACGTGACCGCAGGTTATACCCCGCTTGTAAATCCTAAAACATTAAAGGCAGTGCTCATTGAAGAGCAAGGATTGATATTCAGACTTAGGGAGCACGGCACATACAATTTTGACAATGTAGCAACACTGAACACATCTATTTTTAAGCATATTGACGCATTGGCGGATATAAGCGATAGACGTAAGTGTGTGGCAATCGTAGAATAGGAAATATAATATGGCAACTAAAGTTATTCATAACTTTAAGGGCGACCCGCTGGACTTAGTAGAGTTTGGCGGGGTTACACCCCTTAATGCGACACAGTGGTTAAGCTTGCTTACTGATTTGGCTGAAAATTTATACAGTTGGAGCGGCGACCTTGATTTTTATAGTTTGCTACTTATAGAAAAATATATTTTTTCAAGGACTGATTTTGCATTGGTACAAACAAAATTTAGGATAGGCAATGCAATAGTAAAAGGGTCATTACAGATATTACCAGTCATGCCGCTCACATATAAAAACCGCTACGAGGTTAAGACGCTAAAGGTTGTACTTGATAAGCCCGTCAAGGGTTTAGTACTCAATTACAGTTATCGTGATTTTGTGTATTTTGACAATATGAGCAATACTATTCCTTACACATTGGCGCAAAAATACGCTGATATGTTAGCAAAGTTGGACGCTTTATATATGCAAAATGTAGATAAGTTGAGTATTCCAATTATCGCTATAGGTTACAAGGGTTTTAAAAATAACCTGTTAAACATTTTTAAGCGTAGCAAGTTAAACGCGTTGTATGCATTTGTTACAGGTGATAGCCAAAATAGGGACGTAAACAATTTGTTTTTTAATCCAAAAATTGAGTTCATCCTTGATAAGCTCAATGCGGAACGCGATATTATAATGAAAGAATATTTGCAAGAACTAGGGGTAAACCCGAACAAATCTTTGAATATAAATTCACAGTATGTAAATGACAGAGCAATAGTTAATGATAGCTTAATAAGCAAATACTTTAATGCAGTACTTAATAAATATCGTGAAAATTTTTGTAAACAAGTAAATAGTAAGTTCGGTATAGGCCTAACTTTTTATCAAACAGTAGAAATTCAAACACTTAAGGAGGGGGCAGACGATGAACGAGAACAAGGGCCTGGCATTGATTAGTATTATCGGGTCAGCATTATATAATATGCTGTATCCGCATTATTTAATCTTTGGATTGTTAATTGTGTGTAATATAATTGATTATGTTACCGCGATTATTGGAGCGTTTGAGCGAAACGAATCAATAACAGTAAAGCAAAGCATAAAAGGTATAGCTAAAAAACTAAACCATATGTTTTATGTGTTGATAGCTTTGATAATTGATATTGTTATAAATCAGTATTTCAAAACTGAAACCAGTTTTACTTTTATAAGTTCGGGAGTGATTATATGGTTAATGCTACATGAGTTAATCAGTATCACAATAAATATTAGCAATTTTAACAATGACGATATCCCGCCACTTATAAAGAGTTTTTTAGAGAGGTTAAAAGGCAATGACGGACAGAGATAGAATAATATCTTACCTTAAAAGTTGGGTAGGATATACGGAAAAAGATACAAGGGATAAAATCGGGGCAAGTATGGACAGCCCCGAACCTTTTAAGAGTAGCGGCAAAAACAATTATACAATATTTGCTAGAGAATATTATAGGCAAACTGGTATAAATGTACAAGGCGAACCATGGTGCGACACTTTTATAGACAGCTGTTTTATAAAAGTATTTGGTAAGGAAAAAGCAAGGCAGTATTTGGGCGGTTTCAGTGTGTACACGCCTGATAGCTCAAACTTTTTTAAGACTATGCATCAATGGAGCAAAGAAGCAAAGAGGGGCAGTTTGGTATTTTTTAAAAACAGCAAACGTATTTGTCATACGGGTATGGTTTACAGTATAGATGAAAATTACATCTATAGCATTGAGGGCAATACAAGCAATGATGATAAGTTTAATATAAACGGCGGATGCGTGGCACTGAAAAAACATCTAAAAAATAGCGACTATATCGCTGGATATGGAGAAATTAAATATATGAGTAGTTCGGGATGGCAGAAAGAGGAAAATAACTGGAAATATTATCAAAACGGAAATATTATAACTGATAAATTTATTGAAAGTAACGGACTAAGGTTTTATGTAGGTAGTGATGGAAATATGGTAGTCGGTCAGGTTTTTGTTAACGGGGTTAGACACGTGTTCAATCCAGCGGTTGGAGTTTTCCAAGGTGCTGAATTTGTAATCAATGATACTAAGGGGGTTAAAATTTTATGAACGTAACACTTGACGGCAACGGTTACGCGAGGATAGACGGAACATATAATAATAGTAACTTTAGTGACTTTACTAATCAAGTCCGACATATTTTATCACTTATGGAGATGTTGGACAGGCAACAAATAACAGACGCAACCAATATTGTAATTGAACGTTATGCGGGTACAACCGAAAATTACAATGAATTTATGAGAGATTGGGCAGACATTTTGACCAAAGTCAACAACGGTTTAACAATATAAAGGTAGGTGATTTTTATGATTTATTGGTGGGGGTTTTCTCCGTGTCCGTGGTGGCGTAGTGATATAGATGAAAAAGACTTTGATTATTATGATTTTGCATACTTTGAAACAGTAACAACCGATACAGAAATGAATAATAATGTATCATCCACATTAAGCCCGTTTTCAATTAGTGCAAATTTTAGAAACGTGTTAAGCGATGTTATATATAAATATTGTTTTCATAAGCTGATAAATTTGCGTGATACTAACCGTTGGGTCGCGAACTTTTATGGTGACTTAGGTTTGTGGCTACTTGACCATGCGAGGTACTTACAGGCCTATGACCGTGACATAAATAACGGCATAAAAAATAAAGGAGTAGATAATACAGATACTGATACTGAAGCGGTGAACGGCAGTTCTGCGAGTAGCAAATCGGGTAATAGTTCAAATACACAAAATAACAGCGTATCAGTTGCCGACAGTCAAGGTAGTACAAACGAAGTTGGCGATACCTTAACAGTACTTGACAATGAAACAACGTCAACGCAATTTTTAGCGTCTAAAAATGACGAAAGTTTTTCGCGCGGTGGGGTTACTGAAAACGCGAGCAAGGAAGCAAATCGCGGAAACTCAACAAGTATGCAATTAGGTATTTCAAATAGTGACAGCTTAACAAAAGCAAAAGGCAAGACGGTTGATGTTAAGAGTGGTACATATTCAAACCTTGATGTAGCAGGACTTGAAAGCAACTTTAAATTTCAACCGTTTTATTACGATTTGATTAAATTATTAGATGAGTATTTCACTTTAGGAGGTAGCCAATATGCCTAGAACAACCCCGCAGGGCGAGTTTCCAATGGAACGAAACAAGTTTTCAGTAGAATTGTATGAAAAAGGGAACGCGCCTGACTATTCAATCGTGTATGCTCCTGGAGTTAAGGCAGGTAGGGGGTTTACTGAAAGTTACCCCCTTAAAAATTGCCCCAAAGACCAGGACAATCCCACAATTGATATCACGGGTAACCCGTCAACGGACATGTGCAGATTTAACTACATTTATATTCATTACGGCGAAACGGGCGACCAAACGAAAGCTTTTTTCATCGTTGATAAGTGTATATTAAATTATCCTGAACACAACGTCCATACGACAAACAAGTTAGACGACTACACAATTAGATATACTTTAAGACTTGATGTGTGGGAGACTTACAAAGATAAATTAGGACAACCTGAAATTAAACTTGATAAGGTTACAACAAATAATCCTGAGGGTTGGAAAGAGCCTGATAGAATCATGGATGACATTTTACCTTTTAGCACGGTAGATATTACATCGTCTTCCCAAATCGAAACAAATTGGAAAAAAATAGTAGCATGGCAAGCAAAGAAGCCAACGGCGCAAGATAATTTTATAGTTGACGGTATGGTTACACCTTTACAATACAGTGAAAATTTAGATGATTACAAAACGGCTATAGAGACTCTAGCAAGTGAACCCCCGCAAGCAACAAACCTTTTTAAGACTTATGTTTGTGCTGATAGTTATATAGTTACTAATCATTTTACGACAGAAAACGGCGGTTTCAGTACAGGTGAACTTATAACACTTGCAACACCTGACCACGGTCTACACGGTAGATTAAATTTTTATCCTTACAAACGAGCTTTCGCAAAAACCATAGACGGGCAATGTTTAGAATTCAATCAGATTGAAATGTTAAACGGGTGTTTAGGAGCTCAAATTTCATTGGGTATCGACAACTCAACCACACCACAACCGCATAGTTTATTATTTTTGCAAGGTTTCAAAAATAATATATTTAATCATGTGTTGAATTTTGCGGCATATCCGCATATGGACATTACGGGTAAAAGCCCCACTGTTTGGGATAAAATTAGTAATAATATGATAAATAACGCAATGCCAGCAAGTGACATGGACGCTAACTATTGGTAAGGAGGTAAAAATTATGGAAATGCAAGAAATGCAAATGTTAAATAATTCGGTTAGGTTACTTAACAGTGTGGGTAGTTCAACGGATATATCACCCGTATTCAATGCAATCGGGACAACCGTAGGCGGCCTGGTCGGTGGAATGCCAGGCGCAATGGCGGGAGGCGCGATTGGTTCTCTAATTGGGGGTATTACTAATTCCTTTATCCCAAACTATGCAACTGTACAAAATAGTAATGGTGCTTTGAATTTCACAGTTGGAAATCGTAAACCTTTTTGGTTAGAATATCATTGTCCAACTAAAGAAGAGTTAATGCGACTTGATAAAATATATAAATATTATGGTTGCGCCACACATCGCACTGAACCTCTAAGCATATCAAGTTATATGTATCAAGGCCACGCCTATGTAAAAGGTGATTTACATTTTAATGATACTATACCACTGAAATATTTTCAGCAAATAAACAATATATTTAACAGAGGTGTGCACATCTTAGAGAATTAAAAAGGAGGGTTTCACGTGGAACATAATATAATTGTTTCGCGTGAAACATTTAATATATGGAAAAAGTAATTGACTTAAAATCGAGTGAATGGTTTAATATTGAAAGCCAACTAAAAGACGGCATACAATTTTACGCAATAACAGGCGGTAGAGGCTGCGGAAAAACTTTCAGTATTTTGCAATATGTTAAAAAAGAGATTGCAAAGGGTAAAAAAGTTTTATACCTTAGAAATTCCAAAAAGGACATAGGCACGGCAACAAGTTACTTTCAAACAATTTGTAGTGATACTCAAGTGATAAAATTAGGACGACAGGGTGCAAGTAGCATCTGTATCACAGATATAGAAGATAAGGAATATAACGAGCTAATCGGGTATACTCTAGCACTATCAGATTATGAGAGTTTTAAAAGTTCAAAGAGACTGGTTGATATAATAATATATGAAGAGTTTTCAAGCTTTCGCGGTGAAAATGTAAACCGCGTGTTTGCATTAGTTGAACTATTAGAGACTATCAGACAGACGCAACCCAATTATTTATTTTTAGCAGTTAGTAATAATTTGTATAAAGATGATTTGTTAGACAATATCTTAGATGAAAAAGATTTTCTGCATATACAAGTGACTAAAGAATTGAGTACTACGACTTTTAAGAATAAGACTATAAATGCATACTTGCAAGGTTCTTATCTTATGGACGACTTTAATTTGAATTTAAGTGAATACAGATGTTTGGGATTTATAGTCAGTATAGAAACAAAGATTTATTTATATTACAACGAGTACAAATATCCGCAGACAATCCTAAGCACAACGGGGACGGGTAATCAAATAAAAATAGATATGGATGTTATAAGAATGTTATGCACCGCTATATATAGAAGTCTGCACGATAGGAATAAATTAGAATTTAATGTCGGTTTGCTTACTAACTTGAATAATAGATACAGAACATAAATATTATATCAAGGTTTAGCACTTAATAAAGTTTTAAACCTTGATATTTAAATCTTATTCTTATTTTCTTTTCCTATATTCTAGAAATTTCCTTGTATATTCATATGATTGCCCAAATATATTATTTACCGCACGATATAAATTAGGCTCATATCTTTGTATAATTTTAAGCTCTTTTTCAAAGTTTTTACCGTAGGGACAACCACAACAACCTGTCCTTTTTAATCCGTATTTAGTATAACAATCTGAATGAACCACGTTAAATGTATCTTTATAAAATTGTTTGTCGGTATCAGTGAGCCAAAAAATAGGGCGGTAGCTATCTAAACCATTTCCAGTATCAAAACAACTCTTATAAGATACACTTCTAACGCCGCCCTCAGCTCTTCGTACTCCTGTTATTGACAAATCTATATTGTTATTTTTGATATAAACTTTCGATACGTCTTTTTTAGCACCCTTACAACACTTATCAGATATTAAAAAAGTTGGCGGATTTTCAATTAAAAATTCTTTCAAACCTCTAGTATAGTCTATATTTAACATATGACAATCATATTCATTGCACCACCAACGCAACGCCGATTTGCATCGCGGATATTTTGAGTACAACTCTTGAAACGATAAATCGTCAAACTGAAAACCATGTTTAACAAGTCGCGCGATGTAATCTGATATTTTTTTACTTTTAAAAGGTAAACCATAATTTTTAACTCCCAACGGTACAGGTGTTATAGCCTTAACTCTGTCAATTTTTATATTATATCTATCTTCTAAAAAGCATAAATGATTTTTTGTAGCTTGATATTCTATACCAGTATCAAACCAAACATAATTTATATTTTGAGGCTCATTCGAAACTTTAGTACACAAATCTATTAAAATGTCGCTATCACTTCCGCCGCTCACAGATACCATAACATTTTTATATTTTTCATTATTTATCACGCTATTTGCTTTACAAAACATGTCAAATACATTAATATTACTAGAACCTATCAATTCTAAGTAATTATTTAAATCTTTTTTCATCATTCAACCTCTTTCCGTAAGGGTTTATATTTATTTGTTGTATCCCTT